TGCTGACGGAAAAGACTATCGACGAACGCATCTGGGCGGCGCTGCACGACAAGCGCGCGGTGTCCGATACGGCTATTGAGGAATTGAAGAATGGCTAAACTAACATGGCATAAGGTCTGCAAGATGCTGACCGAGATGGACGAGGCGCAGATCACCAGCCTCTTAGAAGAAGAAATTAGGGTGCATAAGCGTCCGGCTATCGTCCGGCGTCTGCATCAACGGTTCTCAACCCTGCGTGCTGCTAGAGAGCGCGCCGCAATCATGGAGCAGATCAAACAATGACCGACATGGTAAACCATCCGCCGCACTATAAGACGGGCGGCATTGAGGCCATCGACTATATTCAGGCCAAGCTGACGCCGGAAGAGTTTGCGGGTTTTTGTAAGGGCAACGCCCTAAAGTATATCAGCCGCGCAGGCCATAAAGGCAGCGCGGCTGAAGATACGTTGAAAGCCATTTGGTATTTGCAGAGGCTGATTAGCGTCCGATAGCGGAACGCACTGCGCCGAAGCCAGCCGCACCGAGTAGGATAAACACATACTCAGGGATGACGTAGCCGAGCGCCTGCGCAACTGCGCCTGCGCCAGCCAGAGCGGCTACGATGTAGGTCTTTTTGCCTGCGAGAAACTTCATATCATTTTCCTTTCGGGTAGAACTTCCAAGGCAGTTCCCAGTGCGGGCCGTCCTTGAAAGTACGCCAATCGCCGCCCCATTGGAGCGGCACTTTTTCAGTCGCCGCAGCGACCTTCACAATCTTGGACAGCCGATTGTAGAGCGGCCAATCCCAAGATATTTTACCGCCGATCATGGGTGCCAGATCGACGGCGTGTCCTGTCAGGTGACGCGAGTTCATGGTCTTGGTCGCGCCGTTCTTCATCAATTCTTTCTGACGTTCTATCGTGCGCAGACCTTCCAGCACGGTAAAGTCCAGATCGGACATGGCAGCGGCTTTCTTGACGACGCGCACCAGATCGGGGTGCACGCCTTCAAGCCGCGCCAGCGACCGCTGGCCAAGGATGATGCTCATTTCAGCCCCAGTAGGGCCAGAAGAATACCGATCAACAGCAGGATGATAGTGCTTGCGACTTTCATGCCCATGCCTTCGAGGCGCTTCAGCCGAGCGCAAATGCTTTCATAACGCAACGCGCAGATTTCCTCATGTGTGTTCAGGCGGGCTTCGGTATGGTCGATGGTGCTCATTTTTACTCGTTACCCATTGTGTATTGACGTGCGATTTGCGCGATAGCGTTACGCATACCCGGTGACAATTTACTGAGTGCTTCAGACGCGGCAAGCGATGATGGATACTGGTTGATAAGCGACAGTGCGTCTTGACCGCTCAAGAAAGCATTGGCCAACTGTTTCTGAACCCGCGGCGTCATCAGCGACCGTTCGACCTGCTCGGCCCCTTGCGCACCGATGCGCAGCGACGGGATGGTGGACAGCGTTGCGGCAGCCAGACCACGGGTCATCAGGCTTGGGCGTTCTTTAATCATAAGATTTGCCGCCGCGCCTGTGCCTTGACCGCGCAACTCAGCCATACGGTTTAAGGACGCCAATTCATCTGCGGACTGTTTCATTGCCAGATACCGGCGCGGATCAGCCAACGCCAAACCACCGATGTCGTACTGGCCGGTGCCCTTACCCATGATGTCTTCGACCATCTGAGGACGTTCACCACCCATGAGTTTTATGAGTTCGTCGGGGCTTTCCTTGGCAAGCTGCGCGCCCTTGGCGGCTAGTTCTTGACGGTTGACCGCTTCAAAACCTTGCCGTGTACGGGTCAGGTAATCCTTAAACCCGGCACCCCCTGCGTTCTCAATCGCATCGTCAATGATTTTACGAACGTCGGCCATCTTACCAGCCGCTGCTTCTTTGACGCCGGACGGCGGTTGATTGCGCGCGCTCATCAAGACGTTGATGATGTCGCCCAATTCCGACTTACGGAACTGATACAGATCGCGCGCGTCGATAACGCCATTCGCGTCTTGCGCTGCGTCAAGCTGGTTAGCGGCTTTGGTCAACGCGCGGCGTTGCAGCGTCGAAATACGTGTGCCGGGGGCGTTTGCCATGCGTCGGATTTCCGCCACGATGGGTGCAACTTTAAGCGGCTGCATTCCTTCGGCGGCCAAGTCCGCCACGATGTCTTCCATGTCGCGGGCTTGCTGACGCAGACCAATCTGCGCGCCCATTGCCTGCTCTGCGCGCCGCCCAGCAGCACCTGCGATACCGCGCGTCTGCTGAAGACCTTCCATGTCGGGGAAGATCGCGGGCATATCACCCATCAGCCGGGCTTGTTCAGTAGCCCGCTCTTCAAGACCGCGCATACGAGGCACAAAGCCAGACGCCGTAATCTCATCGGCGCGCTGACGCGCCAATGTCGCCAAGGTTTCGGCGGCCGGAACCATTTCGCCAGCGACGTTAGCGCGCTCAAGCGCCGCTTCGCGCAACGGCCCTGTCTCCACGTTGACGCCTTTTCGTGCACCTTCAATCGCCGCACGCTGTTCAGTTGCAGTTGCGCCACCGGCAGCCCCTGCCAGACGTGCTTCGCGGGCTGCTGCTTGCATTTCACGGGCCGTTGCAAATGGTGTCGGAATGATCTGTTCTTCTGCTGTCTTGCCAAGTCCAAAGAACGTGCGCGGCTCAACGCCTGCGTCAATCAATACTTGTTCTGCTAGACGCTTATCGTTTTCCGGAAGCGCGGCAAACGCAGCACGCGCTTTGTCAACATTTCCTTCCAGCGATTGACGAATAATCTGCGCGGCTTTGAGGCGCGGCATTTTGGTTAGGTCGGCGACCCTACCGCCAAGGCGGCGCACAACAGAAGCCACAACTGGAAGGCCAGCGCCAAAAGCAGCGCCTGTTTCGATGTCTTGACCGACTAACCCTGCGCCTGCGCCACCAGCAATCGCGCCACCAGCCACACGTTGCGCCAACTGTGCAGCCCGCGCCGCTTTGGTTAGCTGTGCAGTTTGCGCAGCGGTACGCCCAGCGCCAAGACCGCCTGTCTGAACGGCGCGACCGATGTTGGCGACTACACCGCCTGCGCGGGGAGCAACCGTCGCTAGACGCGTACCCGCGCCAGCAATACCTGCGCCGGCCGCCAGTGTAGCAGGAACCGTGATCATCAAGTTGCTGCCAATTTCGCCAGTCAATGCTGTGCCGGGGCGCCCTTGCGTCCGGGGTTCAATCTGAGCCATTGCGCGGGCACGCGATACGTCGCCTTCTCTGCGAACTTTAGCCGCCAGATCAGGTTGGCCTGCCAAGTCCAGCAGATTAGCTACGCCGCGATAACCTGCCGAAAGAACATTGACCGGCGTACGCAAAGCGCCTGCGCCAAGCGCAGACAAAAAGCCTTCATCAGTGGGCTTAACTGCCGCTTTTTGTTTTGCAGCCGCCGCGCGCGCCCGCGCCCGCGACATCGCAAGCGCACGCTGTTGTTCAATCGTCATTTCTGCCATAGCGCGCGCTCCTGCGGGGTCATGTATTTCCAATCTTGGGCGCTAACACCAGCGGGCGGCTTACCGGCGGACACTGGCGTCCGACGCTGTGCAGGTGCAGCCCTAGTCGGCGTCGCAGTCGGTGCGTTGTCGAGATAAGACGCCTGAATTTTTTTGACCCGGTTCCATGCAGCCAATCGCTTACCCGCTGGAATGTACGGGTTAGCAATATCGCCGACCATACGCTCGATCATCTTACGGTCTTCGTTCGAGATGCCGGTGCCCAGCTTACCACCTAACAAATTGTTGGTAATTGTGGCACCAATAGCTTCAAGTTCACCAATCGCCTCAGACCCCGGCGTAGCGCCACCACCCAACATTTCTGGGAGAGCGCCTTTAGCTTCAGCGCCGATGGCTTCAATCGCGCCGCTAGTCGAGCGTTTGATGAGCGCGGCCACAGGGTCTTTACCAGTGCGAAGATCGACGCCAGAAACCTTAAAGAAGTTACGCGCGCCGCGTTGTTGGTCAGACTTAGATTTTGCTATGTCAGCTTCAAGTTCAACTTTTTTCGACGCGCGCGTTTCAGTTTCTTTTTCGGCGCCCAACCGCTTCAAAGGAACAATGGCTGATCCCGGCATCGGAGCCTGCATCGGGTTTTTAGCGCGGAACGGTGTCGGCGCTTCAACGTAGCCTTCGTCAGGGCCACCCATGCCGCCGCGGTCGCCAGCTACCAGAGAAGCACCTGCTTGACCGCCAAAAGCACGGCTAAACTCAGCACGAATACCTTCGATACGCGCCGGGTCAAAACGCGGCATAGCGCGACGGACAGACGCAGCCATGTCTGGGTTTGTTTGGCCCAAAAGATCTAGTGCGTCTTGATATTCGCGATCGTTGCGTGCGCTGGCAATTCCGCCAGCAAGATCAGCCACCGCGTCATCTGCGCTGACAGGACCGCCTACGCCGCCATCCTCAAACGTCGGTTCGCTGACAGTAACTTCGCGCTTACGCGTTTCAGGCACCAGCGTGCGAGGCATTTTAATGGTCGGACCGCCTTCGACACCGCCAGTTGTAAGAACGCCAACGTCGCCGCTTTCGCCGATAAGTTCTTTGCTCTTAACCTGCTCGAAGAAGTACGGGACTTGATCCTTGGCGTCCAGCGTCTCAAGTTTAGTGCGATTGCGCCAAGCGCCGAACGCTTGCGGATCAGCAGGCATATCCTTGATCGTCTGGTCGATCATCTGCGTGAACAGCGGATTATCAAACCGCTGCTTCAGCATGTTAGCACCAAACTGCACATCTTCCGGCGATTTGGAAAGGCCGATGACTTTCGCAGCAACGTCAAAAAAATCGGTAAGGGCTTTCTGTTCAGCCGAAAACGCTTCAGACTTAGCTTTAGCCAACTGCGGGCCAGCTAGTTCAGCTTCCAGCGCCATCTTCTGTTGGGCTTGCAACGCCTGACGTTCGGCAACTTTCTGCTGCGCCAGCATGTTGATCACTTGCGCGTTCTGCTGGATGGCACTCCCAAGCCCCGGCGCTTGCGGTGCGCGTGCCTGAAGTGCGATCATCTGGTTAGCCATTGCCGTTACCTCTTATCCGAAGCGGGGGTTAAGACCGCCGTACATGTAGTTTGTTGGTGCTGCTGATGCTGGGGTGCCGTACCCGCCGCCATATCCGCCACCACCACCACCGGTCGCCAGTGAGTTAAGATAGTTGGTCTGCGCCTGATACAGCGGGTACTGCATGGCTGTCTGGCCGATGCTGCCAAGAGCGCCCGCCAGCGCATTTGCGCTGCCGACGTAACCAGACGCGCGGGCTTGGCCGCCTGCCATCTCAGTCCCAGCTATACCTTGGCCAAGACCGCCCGCTGCGCTTGTCAGCGTGTTGGCTGCCGATTGACCAGACCCCATGAGCGATTGCAGCGGGTTCAGCCGCGCAGCTCGCTCGACCTGATAGCGGTTGAATGCGTTCTGGTACTCTTGGCTGGCCAAGTCTTGACCGAAACGCTGGATGCCCTTGAGCGTACCGCCCGACAACAGACCACCGCGTGCCGCTGCCGAACGCTCAAGTGCCTTCATTCCCTCCGATTGACGGAAGGCGTAGCCGGGGTCTTGCTGAAACTGATCCGTGCCGAACGACTTGGCGAGGCTGCCGTAGCCAGCCGCAGTGGCGTCACCACCGATGCCGAGCAACTGCATGATCTGCTGTTGAGCAGTTAAGCCAGCCTGACGGAACGGTTCTTGAAGCGCAGTCTGCTTCTCAAACATCTCGCGCTGAACGGCAGCAGCGTCTCGCGCGGCCTGCGCTTGCGTGTTGGCAGCTTTTTTAGCCGCGCTCGATGCGATAAGACCGCCGCCAACCGCGCCAGCGGCGCCGATACCTGCTGCGATTACTGCTGGGGGCATTTTGGTAACTCCATCTTATACAAGTCGTAAGCGGACCCTAAGGTGTATATCATCTCGCCTGTGGGTTGCATACCCCCTCGTCGCGCGTAATACGCAACGCTACGGGCGCTCGGCGAAATACGCGCCCAAAGCATTTGTACGCCCTTATCAACCGCATAATCTATAGTAAACTGTCGGGCTTGCGCAGCCCATTTACCGCGGCCTTCTGGCAATACAAACACATGCACTTCATAGACGCCCGGCGCTGACCATACCAATACGTAGCCGCCGTGTTCGCCCATCAAAAACAAATTGTCGCCGTTCGCTACGGCGTCAGTAAAGTCTAACTCACCTAACTCTGCGTGCCCGATATAGGGCCGAACGTCGGGGTGGTTTCCCACCTTGTTAATCCGGTCCACATCAAAGCACCGCTCAAGCATTAGCTAACCAGACGGCCTGACGCACGAATGTTGATGGCGGACGCCGTGCCAGCGATTGTCGAGATGAAACCACCGCTGGGTAGCACATGGCCAACCAGTTCAGGAAACGTATACGTCTCG